AAACTTTTGCCAGATCCCCGGTAGGCAGCTGGTTAATCTCGTTGATTCTGTCAAAATCCTTGCCAGGGCAAAGGTCGGAAATATCTGAAAAGGCCTGCACGGTCAATGCTAGCGGATATTCTTTCCCTCCAACGGTTATGCTTACCATCTTACGCGCCTCCTCCGGTAATCTTGAAGAAAGCCTTCAGAATTTCCTCTGCTTCGGTTTCGGTCTCCTGATCGTCAAAAATCTTCTGGAAATTTTTCTGCGGGGTATCATCCCTCATTAGGTCGGCTGTGAGCTCCCTGGTCTGCCATTCAATAGATTCCTCCTGAGTGTTCGCCTCGTTTCCGCTCATTTGGAACCGGCTCTTTGTTAAAACATAGGGGGCATATGTAGTCACGCCGCCCGACATGTACCGGATAATAAAACCGATTCCAACATAGGGCGGAACCGCCGCTTCTCCATAATTACGGACCTGAACGGTTTTGTCCGCCCCATATTCAAATGATTCCGGCTCCGGTAGGCCAAAAATTAACTCTTCCGCCTCGGCAAATAGCCCGTCAACCGTAAGCGTCGCCGTCCCTCCGGTGAATACGCCGGGAACATTTTCGGCTTCCACGTTGTTTGCATAAAACGGGTTGCTGTCTCCAACCTCATAATCCGTACTTACGCCAACACCTCGCGCCAGCTCCATCCCTTTGGAATAGGTGACGGTTCCGCCAGAGGCCGAATATACTGCTACATAGGGCTTTGAAAAGCCCGTAATAACTTTACCTGCCGCCATTAATCTCATCGTCCTTTCAATTTCTGTTCAATGTCTTCATCAACAGCCTGCTTCATAGCCTCTACCGCAGGCTTTTTAGATTTATTCAGCGCCGGTCGCACAAAAGGGTGTTTTTCCCTGTCTGAGGTACCGCTTTCTATTCCCCGCGCAACAAGCACGTTTGGCTGACCTTTTGGGTATTTCTTTGTCTTTACGTTGTTGTACCCGGAAAAGCCTAATTTCGCATTAATATATCCGTCTTTGACCTCTAAGGGTGAAATACCAAACCCTTTTATCAGCCCTTGTTTCTGCCCTACAGTAAGTGGGGCGGGGTCCTTTTTTGCGTAAGCAACGATACCTTCAAGCTCTGGTTTTGCCGGCAGGGCTTCCATATTTTCCTTAAC